GTTCAGGTCCCCACCGATGATCACTCCGTTCTCCGTCAAGAAGGTCAACTGCCCCTGGATGACGGTCGATAGGGTGTCCAGGAAGCCCTGGGTGATGTTGAACTTGCCGATGAAGTTACGCAGGCCTGCCCGCATGAACTTCGCGACGTAGTCCACCACCTTGGTGATCGACAGCTCCCGCTTCTCGATGGAGCTCGTGTCAGTAGACAACTGGTGACGGCACGTCAGGGGTCCGTTGACCACCTCCTGGATGATCCAGTAGGTGCCGCCGCCCGCACCCACGTTCATCTGGGTCTCGCTGAACTTGTCGTTCGACCCTACAATGCGTGTGAACCCGGAGATCGGGAAGTTGGTGAATCCCTGCTGCGGAGGCTGCTGCCCGATCATGCCTGCGATGGCCGCGTTCACGTAGAACGCATCGATCAGCTGCTCGAGCCCATCGATGGTGGCTCCGGCCTGATCCGGAGCGGTCATGTACACTCGTCGATCGCCGTAGGCGGTGCCCAGGTCGGCGTAGGTCGAGGCAATGGCCGCGTAATCCGGTAGGTTCTCCGAGGTCAGCAGCTCCGCGCCGCGGATCTTGATGGAGAAGGACTCCGAGATCAGCGAGGAGGAAAGGTTGGACGAGCTGTAGTAGCTGTCGTCGTTTTCCCCAGGCGCGAAGGTCACCCGGATGGTGATCTTGGTCCCACTCACAGCTGAGATGCTGTACTTGCTGGAGTCCGAGGCGATGTCCAGGTAGACTCCATCGTCCACCTCGATGGTCCCGGTGGGGTCGACTCCGGCGGCGAGCAACAGCGCGGCCAGGTTAGACAGCTTGGTATCAAGCTCGTTGGTCACGCCCGTGCTGTCCGCGTCCGTCCCGCTGGCCACCAGAGTGTCCAGGTTTCGGTCTGGCATCTCCGGGTTGATCACGACGATGCGTTCTCCGCGGGCGTCCGGGTCGGACATGTTGTTGACGTGGGTCTGCCACATCGAGTGGATGTCGCCATCGTGCGTCAGCGGAGCGATGGCGTAGACCTCCTGGCTCTCCAGGAACGTCGCCGCCTCGGTGTAGGCTGCTAGTGTTCCGTTGGGCGAGTCCGCGCTGGTGGCACTCACACCGATACCGCTGACCGTCACGCCTGGCGCATTCAGCAGCGCGAAGAACAGACCCAGGCCCAGGGGGTTGTCCGTGTTCAATGGCTCGAGTGACGTCTCGAGCTCGTCCGTCCCCTCGAAGGTCAGCAGCGCGGGGTTATCAGCCTTGGGTGTAACATCCAGCCGCAGCGCATCGTAGGCCACGATCAGCTGATCGCTTGCCAGCTCCACAGCGTCCCCACGGGTGTCGCGGAGGATGTCGTGCTTGATCGTGATGTCACCCGCCAGGTCCACGACCAAGTCCGGAGTGGGGCGATCGGCAGGCTGTGGATCTGCGATGTTCTTGGCCTGGATGTACCAGTTCTTCTTGAGCAGTGTGGTGTAGGTCAGCTCTCTGTCCAACCGCAGGTCCGTAGCTACCGCTCCTGGCGAGACCTGAGCGATGATACCCAGAAGTTCGCCATCGGCGTACAGGTAGTCCCCGGCCTTGGGCTTGAACCCCCGGCCGTTGGTGACGTAGCCGGAGGTGAAGCCCAGCAAGGTGTTGGCCGTCCCCTGGCCGATCTCGATCTTGGACTCGACCCCGGTCTCGGCCGAGCTCAACACCAGGTTGTCAGAACTGATGGCCGCCGTCCCGGTGCCCATCGTGTTCTCGATGGCGGTCTCGATCTCGGCCGAGGTGAGGGTCTGGTAGATGTCAGACGTCCCGGTAAAGCCGATATCCGTCCAGGCGTTGCCCGTGCTGGCGCTGTAGTCGATGATGATCGAACCGCCAGCGTCCGTGCTGCCGCCCACCTGGAAGGCGATGTAGGTTCCGGCTGCATCGGCTACACCCGTGCTCAAAGAGCGGTAGGCCACGACCACGGGGCTGGTGGCGGTGTTGATCGCAGTCACCGCAGCGTCGATGTCGGCCGGGCTGGCGAATGTGACCACCACCGGGGTGCCGTTCACAATCAGGCCCAAGCTGTCGGTGCCGGGGTCTGCGTAGGGGTTGGCCGGGACGATCGGCCCGCCGTTGAACTCGACCTCCTGCATCGGCTCGCCATCGATGGCGAGCTGGAAGGTCAGCTTGTGGACCTGGTTGTCGCCTGACAGATCGCCGGTCCCAGTCAACGAGGCACTGGTCGGATCGAGCGTGAAGTCCTCGTTGTGGATTCTGACGATCGGTGAGGTGCTGTCCCCGTCTCCATCATCCACGCCCTCCAGCGCGTACTGCACCTCGTCATCGGTCAGCCCGAGCGTAGCGTTGGCGTCCCCATCACCCACCTTGATGTACCCGTCGTAGGAGTATAGCTTCAGCTTATCGCTGCCGCCGTCAACCGCCGCCGGGTAGTCAGTCGGAGAGCTCAAGGTGGTGTTGATGAAGTAGACCAGCGAAGAACCGACCGCTCCTTGCGCGGAGGTAAAGCCGATGTCGCTGAAGGCGTCGCCGCTGCCCGGTTCGATGACCTTCACGTAGTCACCGGTCGCGGTCGCGCCGCCAACTTGGAAGGCAATGTAGGTGCCGGCTGGGTTGGCCGATCCGTCCGCGTCGGCGCGGTAGCAGACGTCCTCACCGGTATAGGTCGCTGCCCACGCCGCGTTGATCGCTGTTACCGCTGCATCGATGTCCGCCGGGCTGGCGAAAGTCACGGTCACGGCCGTATCGCTGTTCTTCTGGATGTCGATGGTGTCGGTGCCGGGGTCGGCGTAGACGCCGGCCGGCACGACCAACGTTCCATCAACAGCCTGGTAGTCGCCGTCGAAGGTGATGGTTTGCTCGGTTCCACCAACCGCGAACGTTACCTCGAGGTCCTTGTCCTTCAAGCTCGAAGTCTGGAACGAGATGGCCGTGCCCAAGATCCACGCGGTCCAGCCGTTGCGTAGAAAGGTTTCGTCCCTCTTGACCTCCTGCAGCGCCGAGCCGGTGTTGATGAAGACTCTGATCGAGTCCTCATCGATGTCGAGCTCGTCCATGTTGTCCCGCGGGTCCGGGAAGTTGTCTTGCGCGATGAACCGCTTGTCCTGCGCGTAGGACGAGAAACCAGTCGCCTCGAAGAAGTCCGGCAGCCCCAGCTGGGCGTTTGCCGTGCCATCCAAGATCTGAAGAGACTGACCGTCACCGGAGTTGTTCCCGCGGAGCTGCAGGTAGGTGCTCGAGCCACGGGTCACGGTGTATGCCGCCCAGCCGCTGATGCCGCTCGTGGCCAAGATCTGGCTCTTGACCTGATCTGCCGTCAGACCAGCCGCGGTCGGGTCGGAGAGGGTGACCTCCTGCTCGGGGCCGTTGTTCACGCTGACCTTCAGGGTGAGTCCGTCCAGGCCGGTGTAGTCCTCAGCCGAGATCGAGGTGATGATGGGCGGAACCGAAGGCACGGCGTCCGTGTTCACCACGGAGTTGCCGGTTGCGTCGGTCTCCAATGCCTCGACGACCTGGAAGCACGGGCCCACGACACAGGGAACCAGCGTCGGCTGAACGATCGTGGGGGTGATCGTCCGAAACTGCTGGATTACGGACATTCCTGGGCGAAGGAGTTCTTCGTTAGCCATTTGGATTCTCCTCATCTGTTACCACGAGCGTTTGCTCGAACGAGACATTTCGAATAGGTCTCCCCCTGATCGTCGGCTGTCGCAGACCAGTCTGCCTGGCCTGATATCTGACGGGGGTGTTACCAACCTGGGCTCCTCCGCGAACTCCAAGTCTTAACGACAGTCTCCGCAGCAGCTGCTGGCCTAGCGGCTGCACGGAGTTTGTTTCCTGAATGAAATAAGGGGTCGTGACGGGTGTATTGATCCACTCCCCCTCAGTATCCCCCACCACGATCGCTCCGGCAGGACTGGGCGAGCCGAGTTGCACCCCACGTCCGATCTCATGGATCGGCGTGCCTTTTTGAAGCAGTGGGCCCAATATCCACAGATGCCGCGCGACGATCAGCGCAATGTACTCGCTCTCCAGATCATCGCGGGCACAGCAGTTGATGGAGATAGTCCCGCTGACTAAATCGGACCGCTTCTTTTGATCGTTAGCCATGTTCAGGGAGAGCATCTCCCCGATGGATGTCTTGTTCCACGACATCGCGCCCCGGACCAGCGTGATGGCCGGGCGCTTACCCACGACATCCAGCTTCAGCGGAAACTCGTCTGTGATGACGATTTCTGTGTCCTCCAAACTCTCGTGCCAGCGAAAGCAGGAAACTTCAGCCTCTTCGAATAGACCTTGTAAGAAGCCGAGCACCGTCTTCCGCAGCTGCAGGACGGGATTCTCCGCCCAGCTGGGAGTGTAAGCGGTGCTAGGGGGTACGCTTGCTGACGCGACGCTCATCCTCTAAGATCTTCCTCTTCATCTTGTTGCTGAGACTCATCCGGGCCAACCCCAATCCTGCACCAGTAGCAGCCAGTATGGGAAGCGCATATCTCAGCGCTCTGGCCTTGCCGATTTGCATCCCGCCGCGAACGAGACTGCCTTCCAGCTTGCCGCCCACCGTCTTGCCGACGCCGTAACCAACACCAGCCCCCAGCGCTCCGGCCCCACCATAACGAACCAGGCCCTTCAGCTTCTGTTTGGTAACGCGCCCCCCGCTTGGGTCTCGGAGATCTTCACCAGAGGAAGAGGAAATCTTTTCCAGCTCGTCGTAGAACGCCCTACTCGTTGTCGTATCCATAAGCCACCAACGTCGCTGCTATCGCCTCGTCCTCGAAGGCTTCCAGGTTTTGGGGGTTGGAGAAGTTGCGTTCCGGGCTGGGTGCGAGGTTCCTGAGCTCTCCTACGTCGATCTCCATCGCGAACTCGATATCGCCCTTGGAGATCTCATGTAGGGTCATCTCATGGTGGACCTTCGCTCTCAGTCGCTCGGTGGAGGAGACCTTTACCACCCTCCACCGCCTGTTCTCAGGCTCTACGATTATATCGCCTGGCTTCACCAATGGGAAGTAACTCATTCTGGCTGTGGTATTCGACTGTTGCGTCTCGCCGGTCCCCAAAGCCTGCTGAGCCTTCGGTGAAGGATCGAATTGAACACTCAGTTCCATCGGGTCCATGTAGCCCCGAGCGTACTTCGTGTCATAACACGTCAAGCAGTTCGATCTGATCTTTCGATACGTCCCGCCCTTACCCACGTCCATGCAATGTGGACAGTACTGACCGAAGGTGCGGACGGGAAACAACCAGCAGGTCCGTCCGATGAACTCCTTGAAGACCGTCTGCTCAAGTAAGCGGATCTCCTGAGCGATCAAATCGGGATCTGCGGCGAGCGTGGCGGCGTCCGAGTAGACCACATCGGTCGCGTCGTTCTTCCTGACGCTCTTGAGGCGGTAGTACAACTGACGCCAGCGGTGCTCCAGGTTCACGCGGTTATCTATGAACTGGTACCGGTCTTGGAAGGCGTCCGTGAGTGGGTCCCACGGCCCGAGCGGAGACTCACTACGCTCGACGGACCAATCGAAGTCGTGGGGATCGAGGGTGGTGTTCTTGATCTCCCAGCTTAGCTCGAGCCAGTCCAATGTGAAGGACCGGACGAGGAGGTTCTGGAACTCGACGTTGAGCATCTACCTCAAGGCTGCTGCGGCTTTCCGCATCTCCTTGGCCACGACCTTGACCGCGCCCTTGCGAACGTTCGGCGGAGCACCCTTCGTGGACTTGAGCGCGCGGCTCATCACTTTGGCCTTGGCCTGCGCTTCCGGGGAGGTGAACTCGTCGCGCTTCTCCATACCCTTGCCCTGCTTGTATCCGCTGGCCACGCCCGCCATGTAGGCGATGGGAGCTGTGGCCACGGCCCCCAAACCAACCTTCTTGTGCTTCGTCAGAAACTTACCCACGCGTCCCCCCACCGCTAGCTTCTCCGCCTCCTCCGTGTGGACGTGGGCCAGATGCCTGGCGACCTTGTCCATGAACTCGAACTGGGCCGAGGCGGCCTTCTTGATACCAAGCTGCTTGTCGATCTCCTCACCAACCGGGCACCCCTCACGCAGCTTCTCGCGAATGGCCATCCTGGCTGCCCTGGCCTCCGGGCCGCGCCCGCTGACCAGATCTTTGGCTCGCGGCTGGTCCGGGCGCATCATGCCAGCAGACTTGCCGATGCCGCCCTGCTCCACCTTCTTGATGTTCCCCTTCGAGGTTGGGCTCTCCCCGTGACGCTGCTCGAATCCTGCCTTGAGATGCGGGAACTTGCCGTAGACCTTGCTCCTCACCGCTTCCCGCTCAGCTGGACTGCCGAACTGCGAAACTCGGGCCAGTGCGTTGCGGGCATGCTTCACGTCCGGGATGGGGTACTTCCCCTTGGCCTCTCCCTTGATCTCCCCCGCCACCCCTATCTTCTTCGCTTTGCTCTGAGGCACGGCGAACGACTTAGACGGCAACGCCTCACGCTTCGTCTGCGTCATCTTCGCCGCCACCTTCTCGAGCGTTGTGCGGCCAAGTGATAGGTCGCGCAGATCTCCCAGGCTCATCTGGTCTAGCATCGCCTCCAGACCAGATGCTTCCTTGGATACGTTCTCTTCATCGTAGACTTCCTTCAGCCACTGATCGAGATTCATCTCCCTCTCCTTAGAATGCGCTTGCCTAGACGAGCCACCGCAGGAGCTGCAGCTGCTCCCGCTGTCGCACCACCCAGCGCCGCTATCACCGCGGCCGCGCGTGGATCTTCACGGTTGATCTTTGCCGTGTCGGCCAGCGCTCTGGTCATCACGACCTTGTACTTGTCCAGAGCCCCCTTGTCCTTTTTCTGCTGGTAGTGGCGGAGCTTGGCGCGCAGGATGCGCTCCTTCTCTGAGATCCCTTTCGGACCCACTCTGTCGGATGCGCTCTGCAGCCCGGCGGCCCCGGCGGCTCCGATGCCTGCTCCGACGGCACGCGAGGACCAATCGGCCTGCTTGCTCATCCAGGCGTTGAGGTCCTTGAGCTCGTCTCTCACCTTCCCGGTACGATCGGTCAGCTCCTCCAACTTCTTCATGTTGCTCTGGTGAACATCTCCGGTCTTCTTGGCCCTGTTGGTGGTCCGCGCGATAAGCTCTCTCAGCTTTCCGCTCTTCGCGGCCTTCCGCAGCAAGAGCCCGCCTCCGATCGCCGTCCCGGCGATTCCAGCTGCGATGGCTGCATTCCGCTTCGTGGATTTGTCGGCCGCCGTCTTTTGTCTCAGGGCCACCACTGCCGGTCTCCCCGGCCCACTTATGACCTTCCCCCTCTTTTTGAGCTGGCGGTACTCCCTTTTTTGTTGGGCTTTCGTTGCTCCGATCGCCTTCCCACGCCTCAGATCATGAAGCACTACGGCGAGTAACGCATCCTCCCTGGAAAAGGCCGTCTTGGTTTGACCGCCGACGTTCACCGTCACACCCGCGTCCTTCGCCTCCTGCTTGGCCTGGTCTTTAGCCGTAGCCCGCTCAGCCTGAGCCGTCTGCTTACCAGCCTCCTCCTGTGCCTGCTGCGCTTCCTCCACCTGCTTGGCGGACTCGCCGCTCATTGGGGCTCCGGCACCTGCCTCTGCGGCCTGGGCCTCCTCCCGCGCTGCGGCTTCCTGCTCCATCATCCCCTGCTCCTCTGGAGACGGACCAGCAGCGGCCGTTGGATCTTGCAGCGCCAAGTCCTGTAGATGCTCGCGGTAGTTCTGCATGGCCTGCCGCATCTGCATGATCGCCTGCTTACTGCCAGCGAGCTCCTGTGACTGTGCCTCCAACTGCGCGGTGAGCTGCTGGTTCTGCATGGCCTGATCTTGGCTCTGCTGCGTCGCCTGCTGCACAGCTTGATCTGCCTGCATCTGGGACATCTGCGCCTGCTGTCCCGCTTGTTCGGCCGCAGCCTGCGTCTGCTGCAACATCGCCTGCATCTCTTCCAGACCCTGCATCGCCTCCTGAGCGACCTGGCGGTAGTACTCGGCCTCGTTCACCTCGGACATTTGATCTGCCATGGCTTCTTCGGCCAGGAGCTGCTCGGCGCGTTGTCGCTCCAGCACGTCGGGCGTCATCTTCTCCTCGGCCATCGTGCTGGGCTTGGCCTCACTCGCCACTTCAGGTTCGACAACGACAGGCTCGTTGTCCGCGCCGCCAGGAAGGGCCTCGCCCTCGGGAATCCCATCGGCCAGCTTCCACATTTCCCGGACGCGAGAGATGGAGGCGGTTTTGGTGGTCCACTTCTCCATCTCAGCCTTTTTGTTGGTGCCTGGGCTCGCCGATTCTTTGTTGTACTTTTTGATCGTCCGCTTCCGATCGATCTCCTCCCCTACCGTCTTCCCCAAGCCGCGGCCCATCAGCGCCCCAATGGCCGTTCCACCGATCTTACCGGCGATGCCAGCCTTGCGGCCAGCCATGTACCCCGCGGCGGCCCCGCCGACGGTCCCGACCTCACCGCCAACACGCTTCCCGCGTTGCCGCTTGGTCTTCTCCGCCTCTCGCACGTCCGCGGCTGCAGACGAGCGGATACCAGACATCAGCCCTTTGTACTTTGCCTGCTGTGCGTCCTGAGCGAATGCGGCGCGATTGATGCGCGCTCTCTGTTCAGGCGTCAGAGATCGGGACGGCGACTCGGCCTCCTTGGTCTGCTCTTTGATGGTGAGAAAGAACGCCGAGGCTTTCGCCCACGGGATATCGTGGGTCTCTTCGGCGCTGAGGTATCTTGAGAGCTTGTCCATGGGATTTGGTCCTCCTACGCGTCGTAGACGATGCCGTACTGCGCGGACTTCTCCACGTAGTAGACGTTGACCACATCGGCCACTGCGAGCTTATTTGCCCCGACTGTTCCCGCGGCAAGCCCAAGGACGGCCGCCGCCGTTCCTCCGGTGAAGACGTTGCCATCGGTGAGCAGCGCAAAAAGGAAGTTCCCGGCAGGCCCGGCCGGAGCCTTCACCAACGAGAGTCGTCCTGAAGATTGGCTGTCCGCCTCCGCCTGGATCTCCGCCGGAGTCGCCGTCTCGAACGCTGAGGTATCGGGGAAGGTGATGGTTACCAGGGGCGTGGTGAACGTCAAGGTCTTGGCTCTGACGTTGATGTTGTCCCCCAGGGCCGGAAAGACCTTCCCTCCCAAGATTTTGTCCTGGATGAAAAGCTCCAACTCTTTTCGTGATCCAAACTCTCTGACGTAAAGCATCGGCTTCTCCTACGTGAATAGAGCGCCGTAAAATGAATTGATCAGCGCGTATTCACTGTGCTGACCGAACTCGCCCAAGATCGAGTGGATGTTGAGTGAGATCTTGATCTTCGTCTTATCCTGCTCGTACTTGCTCTGGAACATGGCAAGCCAGGACTGAAGCTGGGGGGCTTTGTCCGACACTGCAACATTGATCCCGCCATCCGAAAAGTTGAGCTGGTTTCTGATCTGCAGAACAGAGGTGGATTCGAACAGGGCGATGGCCGTCCCCCTCCGCGCCAGACTTGTATACCCGAGACGCAACAGCTGCTCGAGTGAGTACAAGCCAAGCGGAGGAGGGGTCTGGTTGAAATCGGATACGAAGTCCAGTACCGCCCAGGCGATCAACCTGTTCGAGTGTTCGACGCCCCTGATCAATCGGTTGAGTTGTGGATGATCTCGCATCCACAGGCGCATCATGTGGATGAACCCGTTGAACTCGTCAGATAGACCAGGGATGTCCCCCATGCCCTGGAGTTCAGCCACCCAGCAGCTCCTTCGCGGCGGCGATTATCTCCTCCGCCTGGCTGTGGGTGATTTCCAACAGACCGTCCAGCACCCCGGCATCCATTGATGCTAGATCCGCGAAGCTCTCAATGCCCACGGACTCGAGCTTGGCAGCACGGCTGTCTCCGATGTGCGGGAGCACCTTCAGATTGTCCTCTTCCACGACTTCCACGACCTCCACGACCTCGCCGCCAACCCCCGACGCGGGATTTTGATTTTGGCCCTCGGTCTGGGCCTTCTCCAGGGGATAGTAGGGAAAATCCAGCTTCCCAGACTCTTTGAGCCGTTGAACCCGCGGAGAGTAGAGCAGGGTTTCCTCGATCGACATCACCTGCTTACGCTGGATGACGTCATGACCGATACGGATCGCCTTGGTGAAAGTGTTCTTGACGGGGACCTTGGCCATCTCACACCTCCTCCTGGTCGGCAGCCTCGATGATGTTCTCGGCCACCTCCTCCGTCACGCCCAGGAGCTCGGCCAGTGACTCCGGCTCCATTGCGGCGATCTGAGAGAAGCTGACTACACCTGCTTCCACGAGCTTCTTGGCGCGGCCTGAGCCAACACCGGGCAACTCGGTCAAGTCGTCCGGCTCTACCTCCCCCGAGACGGTTTCCTCTGCAGTATCAGTCTCTTCCAACGGGGCCTCTCCCGTGGTCGGTGGATTTGGAGCATCCACATCTCCCGTGGGCTCGGCCGGTGGCGGATGCGGAGGCTCTCCCGCCTGTGCCTTCTTTGGCTCCAGCGAGACGACCTCCATTCCACGAGACCGGCTTACTGAACCGTGGACATCAGCAAAGTACCGCCACCCGTCTGGATCGATGACCTCGAGCGCGCCCGCACGGACGCCCTCCAAGATCTCCTTGGAGTACTTTCCGAAAGTCTCCGCGTCGAGCGGCATGCTCTGGTTCCGCAGCAGGCGACGGCCCGCCACAAACTGTTTGAACTTGAGTCTGGTCGGACCCGCATACCGCCTCAGACGAGACTGGACGCGGCGCACCACGTTTTTGATGATGTAGTGGTTTCCGGGCTTTAAAGCACCGGCGGCCCGCCCATCGCGGACGGGAACCTTCAGAGCTTCCTGCTCAGCAGGGATTTGTTTATCCAGATCTTCCTGTTCGGTCTGGACTTGTTCATCTGTCATATGAGTTCCCTCCGTGACAGGTTATCGTACCCGATTGTTGAGCTCCATGAGAAGCATCTTTTCACCAGCCAGGGGATCGCGGGCACGACCGACCAAGTAGCTGGGGAAGGGAGGGGGAGACTCCTCCCCCTCCCGTGGGGTTGAGTGCGCTAGAACTGCTCCACCGCCGGGTAGTGCAGACCCTCCGCGACGCGGTTGTTCACGGCACCGAGGTCCTCCTCGTCCGACGGGATGACCGAAGAGAGGATGCTGTCGGTGTCGTTCACGGTGGCGTCACCACTATAGAGCTCCACCTTCCGGACGGCCGCGATGTTCACGATGCCGATCGCGATGTCCTCCCAGCTCTGCCAGGTGATCAGGTTCGCGATCTTGTCGATGTAGAACTTCGTGTTGTTCAGGACGTAGAAACGCCCGAAGAACTCCGGCTTGGTGAAGGTGTACAGGTTGCCGGGGCGCAGGAGATCGGTCTTGATCGTCCGCACGTAGGCACGGCCGAGCAGGGTGTTGTACTTGTACCCGTCGGTCGTGGTCTCGCTCTGGATCCGATCGCCGAAGTCCTCCACCGTCCACATCAGGATGTCGTCCCAGTCGACCTCGGTCAACAGGGTCATCTCGGCGCGGAGGCGGTTGCCGTCGAGCAGCTTGTACAGCTGGACGATGTCCGGACGCTGCAGCGGCAGCGGCACGGCGGTGTCGGTGGTCGAAGCGCGGGCGAGCTCGCCCTTGCGCACCGAGAACTCCACCGGCGGCGTCGCGCCCTGCAGGGCGGTGGCGTTGAGGGCGGGTGCGGTGGCGGCACTGTTGGCCTCGGCCTGCAGCGCCTGCACGGCGGCCTCGATGTGGATCAGGAACTCGCGGTCCTCGATCTCCTGGATGTCCTTGACCGAGTTGTCCTCGATCACCTTGGTGATCGGCATCTCGTAGGCCAGGAGCTCCTGCTCGAACTTCTCGAACTTCTCCGAGCTGATCGTCAGGAAGGGGATCTCGGCGCGCGGCGCGCTGATCAGATTCGCGGAAGGCTGACCCCGGAAGGTCATCGCCATCGCGCGGCTCTTGGGCTCCACATCGACGATCTTCACCAGCGTGTCGTGGTTCACGCTGCGCTGGCAGTCGGTGCGGGTGACGGGTTGGGTGGGGATGACCTTCCGCGCAAAGCTGACCTCGCGCAGACGGTCGCGGATGTAGTTGCCGCCGTACTCGGCGATCTTCTCGCGGCCTTCGGTGGACTCGAGTCGCTGGGAGAAGAGTTCGGTGATCGCTTGTGCTTGTGCTGACATCGTTCTCCTCCTTTACACCAGCGTCTGCATGAAGCGGAGCTTGTCGCCGTTGACCGACGGGAGACGCATGACGTATCCCACGATCAGCTCGGTGCCGCCGCCGTGCAGCTTCAGGCCCGACTTGGTCAGGGTGGCGATGGTCACGTCCGTCACCATCAGCGCCGCCCCGTGGGTCAGAGCCGTGTCGTCGAAGATCAGGGTGTCTGCTTCGTAGGTCCCCATGTACAACAGGGGGACCTTCCGCGCCGCCTGCACGTCCGTCCGACCCCTCTCCGAGAACAGCGCCCAGCAGAGGTAGTCCCCGGACGCCCTCACGACCTTCTTCGGGTTGGTCGAGTCGAGCTCCATGAACTCCCCCATCAGCAGCGGGTTCGCGTTGTTGGGGTTGGTCAGCGTGGTGTCGGCCAGCGGCATGTCTCGGCGCTCCAGCTTCTCTACGGGAGAGTGGAGCCTGAAGTTCTCAACTGCCATTTGCCTTCTCCTTCTGAGTTTGTGTCAACGTTCGTTTTGTGCCCTTCCGTCTTCAGTCGATCTCGCCGCGAAGATAGGCCTCCAGCTGCGAGTCGCCACCACCTGCGGAGATTTCGTCCCCGCTCACCTCCCCGAGTGACATGTGGGCGGCCGACATCTTCACGGCCTCCTCCATGACATCCAGGGATTTGCCCTGCTCGATGGCGGTCTCGATCGTCGCGATCTTCTCCTCGTGGGTCTCCCCGAGCGAATCGAGATGCTTGTCCGAGGCCATCTTGGCCAGACCGTCTACTCGAGCTCGACGCTCATAGTCGACGACCTTGCTCTGCAGAGCTGCGTTCTTCTCCAGGAGCTCGTCGCGCTCCTTGGCGAGAGACCGCAAGACGCCCGGGATGGTGGCCATGACGGCTGCGACCTTCTGTGAACTGATCTTCTCCATCGTTGATCTCCTTCCCGGTTACATCATGGGGGTGGTGGGCGACGGCATCGGAGTCGGAGGCATCATCTGACTCTCCTTCTCCTTACCTTCGGCCTGCTTCTTGGCCAGAGCTTCCTTGAGCTTCTGGGCCTTTTCCTTCTCTTCCGGAGTCGCATCTTCCGCTTCCCCGGCCTGCGCGATCTTGCGCAGATATGCCCGGCGTGCCGCCGCCTTGACGGCTGCGATCTTCACACCCGCCTGAGAGGTTGCCGCCAGGTTCTCCTGAAGGACCGGATCCGTTGACTTCTTCTGGGCTGGCTCGGTGATCACCTCACCCATCTGCTTTTTGGGCTCCGCCTTCGCATCTCCTTTGGTGTAGTTGGTGGCCGCCTCGTTAGAAGCCACCATCTTGCTTTGACTGGTCGCCGCCGCCGGCTGAGAGGGGACACCCTCCTCCGAAGCCGAGGCGTTGGGGTTCTCGAGCGGCTCGCTGCCCGCGTCGATCTTCGCGGGGTTCTCCGCGTCCGCCGCCGTCTTGACACGGCTCCACAGGGCACGCGCCCGCTTCACAGCCGCGGACTTCTCCTGCAGCTGGGGCTGCATGCCGGTGCCCCCAGGCACATCGGTCATGTCGGTCTGCATCGCCGTGGCGGCGTTGGTCTGACCATCCGCCTTGGACGCATTGTCGGTAGCGCCATCAGGCTCGGGCTGGTTGTTCTTCGCCTGACCCGTCTGGGTCGACTGGAGTCCCGCCACGGGGGACTCCATGTTGGTCTGCAGGTCCGATCCGGGGCCGGTGCCCGGGCCAACCTGCGGGGCCGGGGCATTGCCAGCCTGTGTCCCGAGGCCCTCACCGACCGCTACCTTGTCCCACTCGACGGCGGACAGGTTGGAGTTGATGTACTCCTGGGCCGAGGCCAACTTCTCCACCAGCTCGGTGGAGACCGACGCGCACTTGTACCCCGCGCTCTCCTTCGGCTCTCCCTCCATTGCCGCCTTTTTGGCCTCCTCGGCCTTTTTCTTCTCCTCGGCCTTTTTCTTCTCCTCCTCGGAGACTTCCTCGCCGGCCTGCGCCAGCTTCTCCCTCTCGGTGGCCTCCGCGATAGCCCCAGAGATCATTTCCTGCAGGGTAAGACGCATGTCGTTCTCCTTTTTATGCCCGGGCCGATGGTGGCGGTAACGTCTTCTGTTGCATCGTTATCGACACGTCCGTTCCCGGGGCCTCCACATTGGACCTGGTGTAACCCATGCCCGATCCAGTTCTCGTCCTTGGGTTAATGCTCTTGGGCTTGAGCTGTTGTGGCGCGACCGGAGGCTTGAACTCGAACGTCTTCTTCGGCGCAGACTCGTCCGCCCCAATCTTCTCGAGCTCGTCATAGAACGCTGTAAGCACAGCCGGGTCCACAGTCCAAGACCAAGAGCACTAACCGCGGGGGACCCGCAGGCCCCCCACGATCAGGTGCTACTCGACGGGGTAACCCGCGGCCTCGAGCATCTCGAGCGCCCGCGCATCGATGGCCGCTGCGGTGTCAGCCTCAGCCTGCTTCTCGACGTCGTAGCCGGCTTCTTCGAGCATCTCATAGGCGCGCTGCTGCGCGAGCTGCTCGAAGTCCTCATCGGACGCCTTCTTGTTCTTGCCCATGCTGGACAAGCCGTATCCTGCAGCGCCGATCCCTGCTGTACCGGCTGCTAAGGTCGGGGCTGCCGTTTGAGCCGAACGACCGAGAGCGCGGAGTGCCATGCCCCGCACCCCTTCATCCTTGCGGCGCTTGATGCCAACACCCAGATACTTTCCGCCTCTTTTAGCGGCTTTGTCTGGGAGCTTGCCGGTGACCAAGGCCTTACCGGAGCGGGCACCGGATACCAGCGCTTGCTTCTGGCTGCGCCCCAGCTCCTTGATGGCTTCTCCGACGCCCTTCTCCTTGACGACATTCGACAGGTGGCTGGCCAGCCCGGCCTGCTTCTCGATCTCGGCCAGCTCGTTCACGTAGGCGTGCGCCATCGCGCGACCCATGAAGTCGGCCTCGGCCAGCTTCTCCTGGGCCTCGTCTTCGACATCGGTCTCGGCCGAAGCCTGCTTGCCCATCTCGCCCTCGATGCCCTCGAGCAGCTCGCCGATCTGCTCGTCGCTCAGATCGTCCAGGTCCACGCCCTCCTCCGCGGCCAGCTTCACCAGAAACTCCTCCGCGGCGGTCTTCTCGAGATCGGGCTCGTCATTGATGATTTCGTTCGTGCCGTACAGTTCGGCCAGGAATTCGTTCATTTTCTTTCTCCTGTTGGATCAGATGTCTGTTACTTCTCCAAACGGCGACGAAGTCATCAAGGTACGAAGCCTCTCACGTCAACCTGTGGCTAACCTCTTTCCGAGGTCGAGTGCTCCTTTCAGTATCTTGTCAGGGATCTTCGATCCGGACGCCTTCAGTGCTGTCAAACCAACCGCGGTCGCCGCAAGGTGTGGATGGTCGCCCAAGAACTCCGTGAGGAGCCCAGGGGCTTTGCCCGTCCACGCCGAGCTTCTGACCTTTCTGCGTGCCAGCGCCGAGAGAAGGTACGTGGCCGGAATCGCCCCCACCAACAACTTGGGGTTGATCCCGGCAGCGAGCTTTTCCCGGCCAGCGAATATGTCCGTCTCGTCCCTTCCGAGTACCTCAGCTTTTACGTCTGGGTACCGCTCAAGTTCGTTGCTCATCTCGGCGATCTTCTCGATCACCTGCTCACGATAGCCATTATAAGCAGCCGCGACCTTGTCTAGCAACTTGTCTTCCAGTTCTTCCGCTGGAGACTCGTCTGCTGCCGGCTTGCCCACAATGGTAATCCGCATCATACGGCGCGCCAAAGGCGGACCAAAGGCGCTCCGGTCCCCCACATATCCCTTCAACAAGCCAGCCAACAGCCTGTTGATGAATCCCGGTCCGATCGAGATCGATTTGTCCACATCGTCCACGTCCCGGAAGATCTTCCCCTCCTGGTCCAGCCTGTCCGCCATGTCCCCCCTCCCGAGGCGGCAGACCACGATACGCTGAAACTCCCGCGGCTTCAGCGTGATTCCCATCATGGTGGGCGTTGACAAGGATTCGTTCAGTGAACATTCCGACATCCGATCAAGTGCCTCTCGCGACAAGTCCGGCTCTCTATCCTCCAATATCGGAACGGCTCTGGACATGAATTGCGAAGGCACGACGTCCTTTATAATCTCCGCGAGCTTCTTTTGGGAAGCCTTTTTTTCACGTAGGCTTCTGAGCCGCTCGCGAGATCGCTGGAAGTCGACCCCGGCCACCTTCTCAAACCCCTTATGAGTTCTCGGTTGATCTATCTCAGTGCTGGTGTAGTTGGCTGGTACGGCGATCATTGCCCGCCCCATGGCCGAGGCCAGCTTTGCCATCATCTTCGACTGCTTCTCCGCGCCAATAAAGACGAAGGAGATATCGAAGAATCGCGGGAACGGGTTGTAGACGAAGACCTTCCGGCCATCCGGTAAGATCTCGTTCATCCTGTTCTGGCAGTACTCGTCGTAGTCGTCCCTGGTGATGGATAGACCTCTGATCGGCCGCACTGTCTTATGATAGATCAACGCGGCGACGCCTGGATGCCTATGCCTGCCGGGATCAAACGTGGCCAGGGCCTTGCGGTAGGTCTCCCAGTCTGTGGTTATGGATGACAAATCGTAGGGGACTTTGGTTCCCATGCTGGTTTCAGGAAGCTCGCCGTGATCGATCTTGTCGATGACGCGCGTGGCGTTTACCTTCACCGCTTCTTTACGATCGAGGCGACAGACCAGCTCGATGCGGTGCATGTTGGGGTTCCACGCTGACAGCTCCACTGACCCGAAGGCTCGAGCGTTGGGTTGCTTATTTGCGTGGTGCATGAATGGCCGCGCATAAATCTGAAACGTTTCGTATCCCCAAACAGGTCCACGATGAATCAGCATCTCTTCTTCAAATGCGTCGCCATTCGTATTGCTACTCCAGTACTCGTACGCGCCAAGCGCGTTGACCAGAGCGTAGATGCTGTTCGCATCGGGCTTCAGCCGATCAATATACTCCCTTACTGCCGGAAGAAACGGGGCCGCCACCTTATCCATGTAGCTGTGGTGCAGCTGGTCTGGATGGTGGAGGAACTCGACGAGCTGCTGTCCGTGCTCATCGATAGCCGGGTACTGACAGACTTTGATCAGGCCCGGCTCGTTATCGAGCAATGGGTGGAGCGAGTTCATCTACCTTCGGCCGCGTCGATCGTTCCTGGTCATGAAGACCTTCTTGGGTCCCGCCGGCTGGACCGGTTGTTTGGACCAGTAGTGTCCTTCTTTCGGCTCGCGCGGCTTTACCGCCCTGGCGGTGAACGCCTCGAAGACAGGTTCCTTGCGACGTCCACCGATGTCGGCCATAAGAGAGGCCGAGCGTGGATCGACATAGGCTCCCATGTCCTCGACTTCGGTTCGCTCGGTATGCTTGCCGACAAACCCGCCGGCGATGAGCGGGTCTTTCGCCATCTTCGGATTCAGCGCGTACAGCGTGTTGAACGTGCGCTGAACGTCTTTTTGGTTCCTCTTCTTCAGGAACGGATTTTCTTCCACCATGGTGCGAAACGCCCGGGGCTTCATGACACGCTCGTGGATGGCATCGAAGCCTTTCTTCGCCCCGTATCCGGCTGCCGTGATGGCGGCCGCAGCTGTGGCTGAAGCGGCAGTGTCCTTGAGCACGGGAGTGAGCGCGGCTTTGAACCCCTGCCACAGGCTGGCAGCCTTGGTAGAGGCCACCTTGGCCCGCTCTTCATTCAAGCCCCGTAGGGCTGACCTGACGTCGTCTTCCATGGTTCGCCTCTATTCCGCATCTTGGTATTCCGCATCTTGGATCTTCCACCGGATGCGCTGACCGGTTGGAGAATCGTACGCCGCCTTCCCAGCGACCACTGCCCCCGCGGTGGGCGCAGCCTTCGCTAACAGGTGCGCCGTCGGGCTCTCGATACCAGCCTTGGCCATCTCCTGGGACATCTTCTTGCCCGCTCCCCAGTACGCCTTGTGTGCGCCCTTCCCCGCGGCATACAGTCCCTTGAGTAGCCCGCCCTTTCCTCCCTCCGCCTCTTTGATTGCCTCGTTCACCTCGACTGTCTTTTCACTGAGGACGTCCTGAGCGCCCTTGAGCTTGTGTAGCTCCGTAGCGATCTTCACGAACTCCACGAAGCGGGAGATGACGGGGTGCTTCGGGTTCGGGAGCGTACCGACAGCGGACGGGGAGGCCAGCTTCTCGACCTCTTGAGTGTTCTTGGTCACGCCGCGCTCGGCCATCCTGGAGATCGAAACGGACATGGCATCCTCAAAAACCTCCGGCCGATCGGTGTAGTTCGTCCAGGCGCTGCCGATCTTGTACAGGCTGGAGCCATTCAAGACCGCGTTGCAGACCTCATCGCCCAGGTCGCGTTCCACGGCCTCCTTGGTGACCTCGAGGCCTGAGATCTTGGAGTGGATGTGATCTTGTGCCCCATTGATTGACGTCCGCAGAGCGTACAGGTCCGGCATGCCGGAGGGGACCTCCGATGGATGCACGCTGGCCTGCGCGTACTTGCCGAAGATCTCATTCTCCACCGAGCTGTCCGCCCGCTCACGTGCCGGGGGCGGAGCATCGTAGTCCGAGCTCACGCGGACGGCATCGTCCCTGGCCCCATCGTGCATCTCTTTCAAGACCTCGGATGGATCTGCCACCCCGCCCTCGAACTCGATGTTACGCACGGAGCCGCCCTTTTCCCACTCGTTCTGGAAGGCGGCTTGGTTGGCGAACTCGCACACACGGCGTGTGTGTTCGGGGCCGAGGTCCTCTCTACCGATGACGTTGACGACGGCCTCGGACAGCTTCGTCTTGTTTTCGGCGTAGAGCGCGGCGGCCTGCTTGCCTAGAAACTGAAGATGAGCGGGATCAACACTTTTGGCTGACGCCTGCTCGAGAATACCCTGGGGGATCGAGCCCTCATCCCTGGTGCTTGGCATGTTCACCTCTCAAGGAGCAAATACTACGCCCCAAAAACAGATCGGTCAATTCTTGCCGCGATTCGGTCCAGTTGGTACTTATGGAGAGTAGCATGTGGAGGAAACCGATGGGAAGTGTCCAAGAGTACTTGACTGTGGTCGATTCCGCCAAGTTCTTGAACAAGACCACCAGGACTGTCGAGAACTACATCTCGGCAGGCATTTTGAGAGTACGCAAGATCAGAGGCCACGGCAAAAAGTGGTGGATCAGAAAGGCAGACCTGCGCGCTCTCAAAGAAGCGGGCCAGAAAAAGCTCAACTTATCCGATCTGTGGGATCTACTTCACGGAGTAAAGGTCAAACTCCAGAGCATGGAAGACCGGCTAGACTTCCTCATGCGCGTAGCCGATTTGAATGTTTCCGGGCTTCGTGATTCCAGCACAGCTGAGCTGATAGAATTGTACGATGAGGCCGCGGACTATCTCGACATAGATCTAACGCAGGTCCCCCTTGATAAGATGCGGGACTGGGCAGACGTCTTTCTGCAGCTCAGCGAGATAGAGTTGGAGAGGATGGTCGGCCCCACCCAGGACCACGAGCCGTGGCACCCATTCCACGAGCTCTGCCTGGGCCTCATGTCCGCCCTCCGCCGCCGCAAGGGTTTCTCCGGCAACCCAGAGCAGCAGCAGGCGTACCGCGTACTTGAGAAAGCTCGCAAGAGCCTGTCCAGAGCAGCGCTCATCCTATCGGAGAATCACGCAGCAAGGGTGGGGCCAGTACGAATGCGCCACATCGCCTCCTTCGGAGAGTCCGAGGATTCCCTAGATCGCTACATCGCCTCTGAGATCCAACACCCATCTGGTGCAAATCGGATCAAAAAACTGGGATAAGAATAGTGTCTGGGAATCCCAAAACTTTAACAAGGAGAAGAGGCATGCCCACCAGGAAAGAGCGAAAAAATCAGAAGCCGCTGCTGGAGCAGATGGTCGAGGAGTTCCCCGAGGTGCTAAAGGGGCTGGAGGAGGAGGAGATCACCGTAAACTCCCTCCTCAAAGAGGCCAAGGCGAAGTTGTCCGAGAAGGACTACCGGAAGATCGAGGCCTGGTTCCTCGTCGGCCAGCAGCCGGAGGGGTTCAGTGAGATCCTGTCTGCCCTGTGGGGCGGGAACAAGAAGTCGAAGCTGACGGCCATCGCGGCTGTCGCCGGCTTCGCCGGAGGCGGCGCGTTCGCCCTCGAAGGAATCAGCAGGATGGCGGGCTGGGAGCGCACCAGACTCGTCACGAGGTTCGCCGAGAAGTGGCTCGGCTAGAGCGTCCCCCGCTTCGGCGGGGGCGTTGGGGGGCGTAGAAACCCCCTTAGCTCTACCGCCTCCGCTTTGGATAGTCGTCTTCCCCTGTGTCCTGCATCTCGGCCATAATGTCTGGGCGCGGGAATCTGATCATAGAGGCGAGGAAGCAGTACAAGATCGAGTGGAACGAATCGTCCGTCGTTCCCGGCGCGTGGTTGAACTTGGTCATCCTGGTCGTCTCATTGTACTCGCTGAAGATATTCAAGATGTCCTGACCGTACGGCTCTATGAAGTCATCCCAGTTCGGCAGGTCGATCTGCTTCCTTACCAGCGCCCCGAATACATCGCTCATCACCTCTGTGCGGTGCACAGCGAATCTTCGCAGGCGTTCCTCCCAGTACACCTTCCCCTTCTTTTGGTTATTGTTGTATTGAAACTTGAACACCTTCTGCGGGCCAAAGGCTCTGATGAGGTGATCGTTGCGATCAAACCCGCCGCCGTAGTCACAGCCACACAGCTTGACATTGAACTGGGTTAAGATCGTACAGATACGATCTAGCTGTGCCGGAGGCTCCAGGTCTTTTCCGGTGAAGCGATGGATCCAAAAGATCGTAAAGTTGCCAGTTCCCATGTATGCGCCAAGGGAGATCACTGTGTAGGATTGCTCTCCCGTACCCCAATCCAATCCAGCGAAGACCTCAGTTCCCGCGGTGACAGACCTGAAGTGCTCGTAGTCTCCAGGTCTAATCTCCGGCCTACAGCACGCTTTGAGCTGTGCCTTGGTAATGGGACGTGTTCCTGAATCATAGCTGATACCTAGGACCTCGTTGTAGAACTTCTGCCGGCTGTACCGCTCCTGTCTCTCCAGGACGCTTGCCCAGCCGTCCTTTTTGTTCAAGATCCACGGCACCATGATCTGAGGAATGCGGTACCCCTCGTAGGTAACCTTGTCCTTGTTGGCGTCCGTCATCGGCTGCATGGCGGCCCACTGCGCCATCGGATGGTTCGGGTCGATGGGCTCGTGGCACCTGTCGCAGACGAGTCCATCCTTGCCGATGTTGTCCTCGTCTAAAATATTCCAGTGCCACGACGAAGGATTATTTGGCGTACCGTGACGATCACAGGGAACGACCCACTCGTTCTGCGTGGAGAAGTTTGACCAGTAGTGCTCGATGGTGTTGTCAAGCGACTTGGGCGTCCCGGAATAGGTGAAGATCTTCCACTCCGAGTGCGATGCACACTCCTCGATGACGGGAATGTTGTCGACCAGGATGTCCTGCAGCTCGTCAATATCGATCTTGTCCGCAGGGATTCCTCTCACACGGTCGGCCGTTAAGTAGGCGTAACGGAGTCGGATGTTGGAGTAGTTGATGAACTTCTTCTGGAAGACTGCGTTGGTCAGATATGTGTTGGTGTACGCCTTGACTAACGGAGACAGATTGATCACATCTGCGATACGGTCATTGGAAAACGTCTTGGCCTGCTCCGCCGACGGCGCTACATAGAGCGCCCGAAAGTGGTTGATCAAACAGGCGTAGCAGATCATTTTGTTGCCGAGCGTCGTGCTCTTTTCAGTCTGTCGCGCGAATTTTAGTAATGTTCTCGGGGAGTTAGTGTTGTAGATGCGGGCCAGGTAGGGGCGCTCGGTGAAGGAGAAGTTAGACGCCTTGCCGCTGGTAGCGATCTTGATTGCCGTCTCTGTGAACTCGGACGGGGACACATTGTAGATAAAGTTACCTGCCGCGAACTCCTCTGCGGTTGGGTCACGAGGCTCATCATCGAAGTCGTAGTACTCCTCTTCCCCGGCCCCGTATTCTCCATCTGGGCCGTCAGCGTAATCGAGGTACGGCTCAGAGTAGGTCTTACCATCGGCCCCGACCTGGGCCACATAAGACACAGGGACGATCCTGTTGGCCTCGATACGGCGTTTTTTGGCAAGGTCGACAAGCATCAATAATGGTCCATTGTTCGGTATAAGGTCTTTGATGGAAACACGCTTAGCGTTTCCACCTCCCTGCCGGCCCTACAGAGGGAGGCGGCCTCACCAGCCGTAGCGAGACGTTCGTCTCTAGTTGAAGTTCGAGCGACGTTCATCATCCGAGTCGTTCGCCTCGCTCATTGGGCACCGGTCCTACGGACGACTGTACCAACGCGTCCGAGCGTTTTACACCAACGGTGTTTTCTCCTTGCTGGATCAACTTAGTGCCTACATGCCTGCTCGGCAAGGACGCACTGAAGGATGCAAAGCGCGCATCCATTCGAGGCGGATGTTGTGCCTCGGTGCGTCTTTGTCGATCAATGGTGGGCGGCCTGCGGGCCGCACCCCCCTTTAGCTCCCGTTCGACCATTTAGCTATGGCGGCGTCTGCTGCCTCCTCCAGTCGGACTGACAGCTTCTCGATCTTCTCCTCCGTCAACACCGGCTTCTTCAACGCGTTCTTCACCTCCACTCTGTACCCGCCGTAGAAGTAGTCCGGATATTTCGCTGGACCGCTGCGGGGATCGTCAGCCACGCCCTCTTCTCGAAATAGCGCCGGGATGAACTCGACCTTCGGGTCGTCGTACGGCCAACTACTTTCTACGGCGCTCAACACGCACAGCCCGAACTCCCCCGTTCCCCAGAAGCGTTCAGGAACCTCGGCTCCACGAAAGATGCAGTAGATCAAATCGTCCCCCGACTTGAGGTACCGGACGCAGGCGATGTTGCTGTCAGACACGAGCGTCCACGCGGGGACCGCCTTTTCCACGTTCTCCACCGTGGTATCCGAAGCGTTGCCTACTACGTCAATGCCGTTGTCGATTTCAGCCACAGTACTGAAAGCTGGTCTCGGTAGATCATTCACCTTAGCCTCCTGATCAGAAGTCTTCCTCGTTGTCCGTGTCCGTACCCTCTCCGGACTTACTGTAGTTCCCATCCGTCAGCTGTTGAATGGGTACGATCTTCGCGTCAGCCAGCTTCACACGGAACCGCTGGAACTGCCGCAACACGTCGCGCAGTGCAACCTCGCTGCGGCGCATGATTACGTCTGCTTTCTCGATAGTGATCATACAGTTTTTGAGCGCCATCGTCGTCTCGACCGTGGCCTTCTCGTGCTCCAGCTCCAGGGCGTGCTTGAATGCGATCTGTCCGATCCTGGCCGATGCTTCGGCCGTGTTGAACGTACCATACGGACCAGAGATGTTCACCACCCACGGCATGTGTTTTGAGGCCAAGTCGCGGGGGGTCTGCACGCCTTGAACGTAGGAGTTCCCAAAGCGGCGCTTTAGGTAGTCAACCCAAAGAGACTGCGGCATCAATGAGCGGTTCCAAAAGTAGTGTGCGTAGGCCAGGACACCCTGTTCGGACAATGCAATGGCGGTGTACTTCCGCAACCGGTTGGCTATCTGGTGATGAGGCATGCTGGACAGAAGCATCGGCTCGAGCTTCTCACGTAAAAAAACGTCGAGGAGGATGAGCTGAGCCTCCTTGACGGCCGGCGTTGGATTCCACATGTCGTAGATCTTATGCTTCTTCAAATACTCCCTGGTCGGTCGGTGGCGTGGATTGTCCGGCTGATAATCGTCGGGCCTGGGCTCCATCGTCTGTGACAGAGACTCGAGGTAGGATATATCGACACAGTCCAGACCCAAGTTGATCAACTTGGCCCGCACTTCATCCACGTCCGGATCTTCTTGTGCCGAGAACAAGAAGCGGATGAAGAACTCGCTGGGGCTACGGTACTCTTCAATCATGCCTGTGGATGCTGGTTTAACTCTCTGAGCCCGCCAGTCACCTTATCCAAGTGCTGCACGACGCGCTCGAGAGCCCCAGTGTCCACTGTCGACAGACCGAGCCTTGAAGCGATCAACAGCTCGCTGAGCTTGCTGAGTACGTCCTCGAACTCGGGCAGGTAGGATACGAAGGTGCTGATGTTCTCTGGGTTCAGGAACCCTACCGACAGCACTTTGTCTACCGACATGGGATCGTCCAAGGCCGCTGCTTCCTTCAGTAGCAGGGACTTGATACGAGGCATGTTCTCGATGAACGTGCGGGCCTCCGCCTTCGCCGCAGCGTACTTCTCAGATGCTAGAGTGACCGGCCTCACTCCTTCGATTGAACACCATCGCGAAGCCTTGCGGGCCTCCGCGAGCTTTTCTTTTGCTGTGGATGGATGGACCCCCAGAAGTGCCATGTTAAACACGGTCTGATCTTGGTCGACGTACTGGTGTCGGACCCCAGCGCTGGCCAACTTCTCCATCGGCTTGCCACGCATGCTGTAAACGCCAGACTGATCGTACATCACCTCGATCCGATCTAGCGAGCCGCGCACCTGCGCCGTCTTGGTGAACTCGTCGGCACTATCGGCCAGCTTGGTCATGTTCCTGAGTGGCAGCCACCCGCAGTCTTGGGGAATGCCGTAGACCCCGTCTCCGATCTCTGCGACCTTGTTCAGCCCTTCCACCTTGCGGATGCGAGCAGCGTCGCCCAACATCGTGGAAACCTGAAACTCGTCTGTTCCATCCGGCCCAACGCCGTGCCCCTTGATGTCCATCGGGACGATGGCCACGGCCCCACCCTGGCGTGCCAGGTAGAAACAACCGAATCCCTCCGGCTCGCCATCGATCAGATTTGTGCCCTTGCCTACCGGGCTGGCGGCGATGTTCTCCTGCACACCTGACTGGGACCCGTTGGAGAAGATGGCAAGCGCCAGGTTGACGCCCCCCAGATCGACGCAGCGTGGAAAGACCCACCCCACGAGCTCCTTGCCGTCCTTGGTCCTGACCTTATACTCGCCGAACTCATCGACGACCTTGATCTTAGCATCGGACAACGAGTCGCGGACGACCGGGTCGGTGGAGATAGTAACGGTCCCGTCCCGCTCAACGTTCTTGACGACGTCCTTGCCGACGATGGACTCCGCATCCGGACGGGTGACCTCGTTTTCCTCTGGGGCGAGAGTGTCTGGCGCGGCGGTCTTAATCATGAACCCGCCGCGCGACTTGGATACCTGGATCACCTTCGGCCGAACGAGCCCCATCGCTATCTTGGTCAGCTGCCTGTCCGACAGAGCTTTACGTGGTCGCGCCAGCTTTGCCATGAAGCCCGCGGTCGCCTCGTTTCTGAGGATGGCGGCTTGCAGCGTAGGGTCAGCGTTGAGTTGATCTTCCACACGCTTTACGTCCGCCTCCTTGATGGTGTTGTGGATTGCGTCCACGAGCGGGATGTTTGCCGAGGCGGTCTTGCCCTGCTCCATCGTGCCCACGCGGCTGTTCCCGCCCAGGCCGAATCCCCCCGAACGGTACGGTGGGAACAGCGTGTTCATCATGTCCTGGTCGCCTGGCCGTTTGGCCACGGCCTCGAACAGCTGTGGCCGGAACATGGCCTTGCGGAGGCGGTGCTCGGTCAGTGGCATAGCTTTGCCGCTGCTCAGGAAGACGTCCAGAGGGGAAAGTTTGCCCTCCTTGATAACAACCGGGATCAACACCTTGTTCACGCCCTGGACATACTCCGGGACAGAGTGGTCCTGGGGGCCCACGGCCTGGCGGGTCTTCAGCTCGACGGCTCCCATCCCATACCTACGTTCCGGGTCCAGTTCGTTCATGATGACCTTGGCCGTGAACTCACCGGCGTACGGGGCCTGACGAAACAGCTCGTTGACGATTTCCGCCTGCCACTCGTCCGGGTTCTCGGACAGCCTGGTAAAGGCCGCAGCAAACTTGGGTAGGCCATTTGGATCATCCAGGAAAAGTTCCATTGTTCCTATCTCCTAGGCGCGAGTCTACAACTTCCGCGCCGGTTTGTCACGATCAGCTCGTGGGAATCTGGTCTACGGCTGTTGATGTCGTCGATCCCCCGCCCGTGACGAAGTCAGATCTGAGCTGATTGTACTGCGCTATCAGCTCGTTGAGCTTCGTCACCATTGGGTCGTCCATGTATCCTACTACATGTTCATGCACCGATTTGGCAATAGATTTTGCCAGTGCCGTGGCGTTCTGCCTGTCCATATACACGTCACCCTTGGTCTGCACGACAGATACATCCGTCCCACCTCCCTGCCGAGGCTCTTGCTTCACCTCGTTCTTCGTGGCCACGCTCTTGGCCACCGGCTCGAGCTCCTGGAGATACTTCTTTAGCGCGTCCTCCAGGCCCTGCTGTGATACCTTCATGGTGTCAACACTACCTTAGAAGAGAGTATTGTGGCCAGTTGTGGTGCCTGCTCAGATGGGGCCCTTGGTGCAGGATGCGTATGGCTTGCCAGCCACGTCAACAGTTTGACGCCCAGCACAGCTGGTTCCGACGGGGCTTTTCCGAGCATGACCATGGCCGCCTTAATCGTCTTTGTTCCCGTTATGTCCTCCAAGCTCGATAGCGCATTCAGCGTGTGTGTAGTCCTTGATCGTTCCTGAATGCTGTTCGCCTCGACCGATCTAGCGCCTGTCACGCTGAGTGTATCCGTACCTTGGACTGTGTAGCTCCTGCCGCCTTGGATGGTATAGCTGAGGCTTCCCTCCATCGTGAACGTCTGATTCCCGTTCACATCAATGGTCATCTTCAGCTTAGATCCAGTAACAGCACCATCATTGACCTGGATTCCCTGCGGAGCGATCTCCATCTCGTATCGCACCGTATCCGAGATGTGACCCACCTTAATCTGGACGTCAGCCTTATCATTCTGAGCCTTGTCTCTGATCGTCATTCGATACAAGATAGGAGCGAGACCGGCCGGGTCATTCTGCTGGCGTTGAACGGCCCAGGTGGTTAGCCCGCCGGGCGTTATCATCTCGTAGTTTTCACAAAACTGGCGGAGGCAGTTGAGGATGGGGACGTAGACCGTCTGACATGTCGGGGTAGAGCCAATCTGGATTACTCCACCGCGTTTCAGCACGATGAAGTTTTTGTCCCGGGTACGAAGCATGATGTCCCCGGGATTCAGAAACGGCCTGCCTCCTCTGGCCGAAGCTGAGTTCGTCGTCTGCCCGGCCCCCGTCGACATTGAAGTGGTCGGCGTCGTCCCCGTCTCCTCCTCAGCGTTCGCCGCTTCCCCAGCCCGGTCTGTGAGATTGTCGAGTTGTGCTCCCTCGAGTTCAAACGATCCCAAAAACGCAAGGATGAATGGGGTGGCTTCGTCAGACAGCTTTGCCAGTAGACAAATCGATCCGACCTCGGGCATTGCATAGATACCCTCCCCGTTCTCTGTGTGGAAGTACGGAGAGGCCACCTGCAGTTCGGTGTGGTATTCGTTGTCCTGCTCGGTCAGTACATCGACAGTCCAGTTACGTAGGTTGACATTGGTGACGGCGGCTTTATGGATCCACGCGGGTCCGTGTTCTGCCGTGGTCGGTGAGTTGTCAGTACTCACCATGCGGGGGGGACCGAGAACCTCCGCCACAAATCACCCCAACAGCTTCTTGCCGGCGTACAGCCCGCCCGCGGCCAACGCCGGGACTGCTGCCATCTGGCCGTATGGTGATCGAGCGAGGGCCTTCAGCCCGCCGAACATATTGCCACCGCCTTCGACGCCTTTCACTGCGACGGGCTTTGCGCCAGATCGATAGATCTGCTTGATGTGTCTGCTTACCCCCCCAGCGCGGCGAGCCCCTGCTCCTCCAATGGCACCGAGGAATCCACCCTGCCGGCCAACGTTGGCCATGCCGACCCCAAGTCGGCGCACACCACCGGCCAGGAAGCGGAGCGGGGCAAAGCCCTGCTTCTCGATTTCTGACAGCTCGCTGAGGAACGCCGTCGCCATCTTGGTCATGTGTTCTTGATTCATCTCGGTCTCCTAGTATGGTTTCTTCTTTCCGAATTCAGCTGCGTAGGCAAGCGCTGGGATCGGATGCTCTCCGTGGATATTGCTGCTCCATCCTTGGTTCGCCGCATCGACGACTGTACCAGCAAGCTGCTCATGGTTCAATCTTGCCATCCAGTCTGTCTGCATGTCGAGCGGCAACGTTTTGACCCCCTTCAACACCGGCCTGTGTGCGATAGGCTTCTTTCCCTGCGCGACCAGCTTCTTGTTGAGCGCTTGGAGCTTGGACGTAGGGGCGAAGTCGCCTCGAATGAAGTCCGACTGTCCGCCCGGGTCAGAAACCTTGGTCAGGTTCGTCATACTCTTGACGACGGTCTCGATGTTCCTCCGACGTATCCCCTGCTGCTTGTACAGATCGTACATCTGTCCGGCCAGGTATCCCTGCACCTTGTTCACTCCCGCCAGGGGCAACAGCTCGTTCGGGTTTATCGGACCGGCCGAGAGGGGAGCACCCTTTTGGATCTGCATACCACGCGTCAGCTTTCTGGCCCTGTCCCCCACAAACGTCAGCGGCTCGCCCCGGTTTTGTGGGACATAGTGGCGTACTTCTTTATCTCCCGCCGAGATGAACACGTTGCTCCCGCCAGCAGGATCTTTTTGGATCTTGGTTATCCTCCCGTTGACTGAGCTGAGAGGAGCAGACCCAGGGATGTTCTGGTGCATCTGAACGAGCTGCTGCACCCGGTTGAACTCGTCCGTCAGTGCGGCCTTCTGCTTCCCCGCCGCGCCGACAGGGGCCACCCCGCCTTCGTGGAAGGTCCGCATGGCGAGCTGAGTTGCCCGCTCGCCGATGGCTTGGGCGCTGATGATGCCGACGTTCCGGCCGGTGGGTGGGGGAGCCCCATCCTCATCGTTACCATAACACCGAGCACAAATCCCCGTTCCGCTGTGCTCACATCGGAGCGGAGAACGAACGACGACACGGCCGACGCGGTTGTTCCTGAGACTGTCGCGAACACCGGGAGTGATCAAGGTCCCTGCCTTGAAGGTCTTGCGTCCTGACTTGGTGTCCTTTGCCAGGTATCGATCTAGCACGTCGCGCTCTTCTATAGGGAGTGTGATCCCCTTCTTGGTCCCGCAGTCCTGCTCCCCGATGGCGTTGTTCATCACCGAGTTGATTACCTGCTTGGTAAAGTACCCAGGCTCCTGGACAGACTGGACCTTCTGTACAACGCCCTTGCGCGCCCCGGACATCTGCGTCCAGTAGTCGCCCACATCGATGCCCTCAGAGTAGGACTTGCGGATTGGATCTGGAATGACCTTGCCCTTGGCGTTCATCATCAGCATCGGAGCCATGGTGATTTGACGGTACGCGCCCATCTGCGGTTTGATCCCCGCCTTCAACATTTGAAATAGCTCAGTAGGGTTTTTGGCGTGGTCGATTTCGGCAGCCTTGATCATTGCCTCCGATGCTTTGTCGTAGATCTGGATCGCCTTCTTCTGCTTTTGCTCCTTCGTCCCCTTCCCCGACATGATCTCCTTCACCTTGGCGTCCGCGGACTTTAGGATGCGGTCCCGCAGCTTCTTGTCGGCGCGGAGATCTTCGAGGCCAAGCGAAGAAGCGGTCTGCGTGGCGTAGCTGTTTCCGAGGTCTTTGATCTTGTTGACGACTTCGCCGAATGACCCCTTGTGATCTTTCGCCAAGCGAGTCAGCAGCTCCGTCTGCCCCTTCCCGTCCAGTGGGGTCTTCCCGCTCATCACACCGCCGCGCATGGATTGAGGTAGCGCGTTGGCTACCAGAGCGCGCCCAATGGTGGTCTGCTGTCCGCCAATCTTGACCACATCAGTCATCCCCACGGATCCTGCTGAGGCAGCCCTCGCAGCTTCGGCCACGGTCTTGAACGCCTTGTCCGTCCGCTTGCCCTGCTGGGTCAGCTTGTAGAGCCCAAGTTGACTCTCCTTCGTCGGCTTGTACATCAAGCTTCCGGTAGCGGGACTGAAAAGGTTCCTGGATGGATACATCTTCCGCGCCTCGTCCACCGCCTCGGAGGTCAGAGGAACGAATGCCGCCATGGTGTCCCACACCACCAGCCCACCATTGACCGCGAAGATCTTGGTAGTAGGCACGACCAAATCGTATACGGTCGTCTTTCCCTTATCTTCGACTTCTTTCACGTAAGACCATCGGACATCAGATTTCACTAAGGATGACCAATATGCTTCCAGTGCGTTTTCCAAATTCAGATAGGGGACCATTCTGAGCGCCGTGTCTCTGGAGACCCTCGGACGTCTCTTATTTTTTGACGCCAACGTAGCCAGCGATCTACAGAGCTTTGGGTCTTTTTTGAACACCACACTCTTCTTACTGATCATGCCGCGTAAGATCGATATCGGCACAGGAACCACGTCCCGATCATCCTTGGACAGCGGGTTCGCTGCCAGTTTGATCAACGTATCCGAGTAAGCAGCGAGGCGCAACTCCCCAGCCAGCTTCTCAATATCTACGGTGCTGAATGAGATGACATAGTTGATGTGCCTCTGCGCCCTATTCGCACGGGGGTAGACTGGTGACACAGAGCAGCGAACATTTAGCAAGTGACACAAATATCGGACGTCTTCCATCAGCTGGTGGGAGCTGGTGGAATACGAAGCCAGGAACTGCTCCTTCGTTTTAGACCTGCTCCAGGAAAGTGTCCCATCCCCATCCAACAAGCCGGACAATACACCGAGCAAGGCATCTCTGGAATAGTCGCCGATGTCCTGTGGTAGGCGCTTGTATAGTGCTGCCCGCTTATTCTTTAATTCGCCGCTCCGCGTTCCATCCCGTAGATAAGATCTGTACTCTACGGTGTAGCACCTCATGAACAGGTCTTTGATCTCTCCCCCCACGGTGTAGTGATCTTTGACGCTATGCTCTGAGAAATCGGTCGGTGCCTTTTTTTCTCTGCGGTATGTGTTGCTTGCGTACACATCGCCGAACGTTCTTAGAGCATCCCCAAACGTTGAGCGGAACTCGTCATCGACTTTGGTGATTCCGATGCGCCCGTTGGTGAAGAATCCATCAGACACAAAAGCGCCTACCATCCACCCGAAAAACTTGTCGTGCTTATCACCGGGAGGAGACGAGATGACAGGGCTTAGTGCCCCTACAGATTCCTCCGGCCGTGCCTTGCGCAGCATTCCCGTCTCGTGGTCATAGACACACAAAGACTCATTAGTAGAAGCAGTAACCTTGTGTCCAGACGCATAACGCACTTCGACTACAGGACAGTCCTCCTCGATGGTTAGCTCAGTGACGTCCTCGAACGTCGACTCACCCAAGAAGTGATCGTACGAAAGGACCTGCAATCCGTCCGGGACACGGTAGACGGCAGCGCCATTTCGATCGTACCTGTGTGGTTCTTCCTCCCGTGGAAAGTTCTTGATCATAATACGGTCGGCATTGATCCCAAGCGCAGGATCTCTCGCCACTGTCAAAGACTCTGCTCCGAATTTCATAAAGTGCTCCCTCGCAAGACCAGAACACCTTATCACCAATTCGGAGCAGCCGTCAACACAATTGCCGTCAAAGTCGGCGTTGAATCCGCCAGTCACCAGGGGATGGATCTTGATCGCCTTGCCGCTAGTGAGCACCGGCTTGAATGCTTGTACTCCGTACTTATGGAGGACCGGATCGCGCTTCAACATCACCGGACGTTCTTTGACCACACGTTCCAGCGCACGCGCGGCCAGCGGGTCCCTGTCCTTGATGGCTTGCTGCGCCGCCAGTGGGCTCAGCCCAGCAAAGTTCCCCAACTCCCTGACGATGAACGGCTTGTACATTTCCATCGCAGCCTTGCGAGGGATCCCAACCTCATCCAGGCCGAGCTCAGGCTCGGGGATGATGGTGGACCGCATCGACAGATCTTGCTTCCGTTTGATCAACTTGGACTGGAAGTAACTCTCCCGCGGACTCCCAGGCTTTCCCTCCGGACCCTGCGCTTTCTTCCCGGCGATGATGTCGAGTACCCCGCGGTAGTCTCGGTTGAGGTACCCCCCAGTCCCGGCCAGACCCTTCATCGCATCATAGATCGCCGCTCGTCTCTTGTTGATCTTTTCCGGTAGCTGCAGCGGGCTGGCATCCTTCATCTTGTTGATGGCGATGCCAAGACCTTTGTACATCCCATTCAGATCTTCGACACCGAGCTCTCCGTTGGGGCGCACGGCCAGAGGACGCATGGATGGCGGGAGGACAGGCACGGTCTTGGTCATGTACGCCTCCGTCGGCGTCATTCCCAGCTTCTTCAACGAGCGCAGATATTTGATCTTCTTGTTAACCTTGTCCAGCCTGTCTCCTTTCAGGCTTGGGTTTTGGATCTGCTTTTGTGCGGAGGCGAGCTCCGCGTCCACATCGATCTTTTTCAGCAGGTGCTCGACAGCCTTTCCCGCCGAGACCCCTTCCTCCGGCGACGTGAACTGACCCGTCTTGGTGTTGAGGGCCTTGCTGCCGTCCATCAGCGCGCCGAGATCTTTTTTCTTGATGCCGGTGAGGCTGACAATGGCCTTCTCGAAGATCGGATTCGGCATCCGCTCGGGCAGCTCGATATGGGACCACTTGGTCCCGTTCAGCCCGCCCGTCGCGTCCTTATCGAAGATGCCTCCCTTCTCCTCTTTGAGGTTCTTCCCGAGGACCATCTTCCCGGCGTCCTTGATCGTCCTACCCTCACTCATCTCCCTGACTTGCTTGTCCGTCAGCGGCATCAGGTTCAGTGTGTTGCCTTGCTTGACCGTGTTGACGCCGATAGTCTTGAGCATGCCGACGAACTTGTTGTAGGCGAATGAGGGCCTGGGAGCTGGGAGTGGATCTCCAGTCTGAACCGCAGACCACAGCTCATCGTTGTTCTCCGCGTTGCTCTTGTAAGTCTGCATCTCACGAAGATTCGCCTTGGCTCCGGAAGCCAACATCGCGTAGACCCCCAAAGAGTCCAACGCCTGCGCCCCGTGCGGACCGCCACGCTTCGGAATGCGATTCATATCGTAGGCGTAGTCCGGTCCTCCAGCACGGGCTACGAGCTTCTTTCCGACCTGGTGTCTAAGCTTGTGCATGTACCGCGGCCCCACCAAAGCCCTCCCCATCGTCTTGCCGGTCTTGGGGTCGATGAGCTCTTCCTTGTCGGACAGACCGTGCTCTTTGAGCTCTTTCTGGACACGCTCGGTCATATCCTCAGTGCCGTCAAAATTCTGCACGCGGTATGGCTTTCCAGTCTTCTCGGCGATCTTCCCGGCCGCTGCCTCAAGGACCTGTCCCAAATTGATACGTCCAGCAACCCCCGCCGGGTTCAGCGCCAGATGAACACGCTTCCCGTCCTTGGTTGTGGGCATCTCGTGATCTGGGACGATGCGGGTGATAATGCCCTTGTCCCCATGCCTGCCGCTGATCTTATCGCCGATTTCCGCCGGCTCCTCAGTCCTGACATGAACCTCTGCGCGTTTGCCTCGCTTCACCACGTTCGTCACGACGCCTGGATGATCGTTGTCCCAGGTGACGGAGACGTTGTCGTATGGTTTGACCAACGACTTGTGCATCCGCCTACGGATCTTGTCCTCGTCCGTCTCTTCCCGATGCCGCAAGGCCGCTACCAGGGTGTCTCCCGGACCAACCCTCTGTCCCTTTTTGATCACGCCCGCGTCGTCCAGCTTGTCAGCTTGGTCTTTTTTGAGCGTCATCCCGTAGTGCTTGAGGAACGCGTCCTTGCTGAGCGTGTGCTCCTTGCCGACGTCCAGGCCCTTACGGTGCATGTGCTCGCTCGTGAGCTGCTTCGCCCCGGACTCGGAGATCACCACACCATCTTCGTAGTTGTACCCGTGGAACGGGACATACGCCGTCGTCAAGTTCGATCCGAGTGCCAGATCTCCCTTTTTGGTAAAATTCGTGTCGGCTACGGTCTGCCCCTTCTTGACCTTATCGCCAACCTTCACCAGCGGCGTCGAGTGCAAGAAGCTCTTGTCGTCATTCAACGGGAAGTGGTCGTAAGTCTGAACCTCCTTGCGCTTCCCGTCCGCTCCCTTGATCACCACGCTATCGCTTTTGACCTGCACAACCTCTCCATCAATTGGAGTCGTATGGGAATTGATCTTCCCCATGAACTTGTTGAGGCTGGTCTCTTTCTTCCCTGCGGCGATGACGGTCTGCACCAACGGAGACTCTCGATGCTTCAGTGGGATGGCCTGCTCCATCTGCTTGCTGGCGTACGTTGCCCTGTTCCCGGAGTCGTTCTGAAGGAAGGGGATCATATTGGAGGCGACAGAGAAGAGCTGTGCCGGGGCCGGCATTACGTAGTCCGCCCCCTTCATACTGCCCGTTGTGATTTCGTTTTCCTGGCCGCTGAACTTGACGGTCTTGCCGATTCGGACGGGCTTTCCATCCCTCCACTTCACCTGATCTGGCAAGACGATATTGGCGTTGTACGCCGTCTCGGGAGCGACATCCTCCATCTTAC